CGCCAATCTCGCCCAGTTCTTTATCGAGCTGAAGGACGGACTTCCGTCTGTTCCAGCCATCCGCGCATGGAAGGACCGTGCCAAATACTTCTTAGATCTTAAGAAGTCATCTGGTCACGAATACCTTAACATCGAGTTTGGTTGGAAACCCTTCATCAAAGATATCCTCGACTTCACAAATGCGTGTTTCGACGCGCAGAAAGTCTTGGAACAATATATCCGCGACGCGGGTAAAGTTGTAAGAAGAAGGCGATCCATGCCGCCAGAAATCATCAACACGACCCTTGACATGGGGAATTCCTATGGAACTCCTGCACCTCTTGGGGCGTTGTTGAAGAAGCCTGGCAAACTTACCAGACATGTACAAACCGTGACCGAACGTTGGGTCTCGGCAGCCTTTACATACTATATTCCTCCGAAGTTTGAACGGAAGAAGCGTATTGATCGGCTGGTACAGAAGCTCTTCGGTAGTGATCTCACTCCTGAAGTGCTCTGGCAAGTGGCTCCTTGGTCCTGGGCCATCGACTGGGTTCTTAACATAGGCGATGTAATACACAATTACAACGCTTTCCAGAACGATGGTTTGGTTATGAAGTATGGGTATATCTGCGAGAAGATTACTCGCGTTACTACCTATACTTTACTCGGTGCTTCTTATGAGGGGAGTACCGTAAGCGCTACTCAATTCATCGTTGCAACAACGAAGTCTCGACGACGCGCTACGCCATATGGGTTTGGCCTCAATACGGCTAGCTTTACAGCTCGCCAATGGGCCGTCATCGCGGCACTCGGGTTATCCCGTGCGCCTCGTTCCCTAACTTTCTAGGGACACCCCAAAATCAACAAGAGTGGCAAAAGCCACCCGCTGCTTAAGGATGCTGACTATGGCTTTCTCGGATCCCCAATCTGTCACGATCAATGCCGTTGCCAACTCGCTTCCGCGTGTTGGCCTTGGCAACGGTACCGGCGACTTCAAGAAGGACGACGGTACCGTGGAGTTGAAATTCGCTCATTCGTACGGGAAACGTACCCGTCGGACTGTGCGCCTCAACTTCTCGAAGATCGCCGCCGATCCTCTGATTTCGGCTCAGAATATCCGGTACTCGATGAGCGCCTACCTTGTGGTGGACGTTCCGATTACCGGCTTCACTGTTGCCGAAGCCAAGCAGATCGTCGACGCTCTGACGCTTTACCTGACGTCGAGCTCTGGCGCCAACACCACCAAGCTGCTTGGTGGTGAGGTGTAGATCTCACGCCCGGTTCGTCTGACAGACTGCACCGCAGATGCTATAGTCTAGGCATTCGCATTCCTGCACATTAGTGGAGGTAGCGATGAAAAGGCTAATGCATCTTACGCAGAGTGTACTCGCTGATGCGAGTGCATGGTGCCGCACAAGCTCCAGTCGTGATATTAAAACTATCACGACACGATTTGAAAACGAGGGGTTATCGTTTTTGACGATAACCTTGCCATCCTTCTGCTCTGAGTTCGAAAGAGCTCTTGCTGAAGGATTTTGCGATCACACCTTTTTCCCGGGTTTCCGGAAAAGAGGAGGTACCCCCCAATTTCTTGGAGGTTTCCTTGATCTCGTTTTCGATCGTAGGAGTGGTGTCCTCATTGACGAACCTGATGAAGTGGCAATCTTCTATATTAGGCAGATAACTCTGCTTCATAAGAAGATCCGCCTTGAATGCTCTGATGAGCGCTCAGACGGAGCTTTTGAAAGGTACGTCAATGTTGAGAACGAAGTTGTACAATTTACATCTGCATATACGGACGAAGCTTTGGATAGTTTCGCTCGTGCTGCGCGTAAATTGTATTCGGGTATTGGTGTTTTTGCTGATAATCTTATTTATCGGCACGAACACCTTCCGAAACACGGACCAGGTGCTACAGCTGATAAACTTATTGGAAACAATAAGTTCAAGCTGAAGACTTGGCATTCGAGATTAGAATGGAATTTTCCATCCGATCTATTCGTTATACCAAACTCTTGGTATTACGATAGACTCGACCGTGTCAACTTTGTCGAACCCGATGCTGAGCTACCCGTCAAGGTTATCTCAGTACCTAAAACGTTGAAAACACCTAGAATCATTGCAATAGAACCGACGTGCATGCAATATGCACAGCAGTCTATTGCCGAGATTCTCGTTTCGAGTATAGAGAGAGATGACAATCTCTCTATCTCGATTGGTTTTACTGACCAGACCGTTAACCAGCGTCTGGCTAGGCTTGCGTCTGAGAACGGTAGTCTTGCGACTATCGATCTCTCTGATGCAAGTGACCGTGTTTCCAATCGGCTCGTTGAAGAACTCTTCAAGCCGTATCCGCATCTTGCTAGTGCGGTACAGTCTTGCAGGAGTCTTCAGGCCGACGTCCCTGGTCATGGCGTTATGCCATTGACCAAGTTCGCGTCTATGGGTTCAGCTTTATGCTTTCCTGTCGAGGCAATGGTCTTTCTTACGATCATTGTCGTCGCATATGAGCATAAGCTTGGACACACTCTGACGAAGTCTGAGGTTAAACTCTTACTTCGTAAGGTGCGAGTCTACGGTGACGATATCATCGTACCTGTAGATATTGTGCATGAAGTGATGCGTGAGCTCGAAGCCTATGGCTTACGAGTAAACAGTCGCAAGTCCTTCTGGACTGGAAAGTTCAGAGAGTCCTGCGGCAAGGATTACTATGCCGGGCACGACGTAAGCGTTACGTATGTTCGACGTAGTCTTCCTTCATCACTTCAGGACGTTCAGGAGATGATATCTACTGTTGCATTGCGGAACCACTTTTACAAAAGTGGTCTTTGGAACGCAACTAGGTATCTCGACAACATTATTCGGAAAATTTGCCATTTCCCGAATGTTGCCGAAACATCTCCCATCTTGGGACGCTTCTCGTACCTTGGTTACGAAAACCAACGTACTTGTAAGCACCTTCACAGACCCCTTGTCAAGGGAATGAAGGTCATCACCAGTTGGCGCAATAATCGGTTATCCGACTATGGCGCTTTGATGAAGTTCTTCCTCAAACGTGGGAGCAATCCCACCTATGATGCGAAGCACTTGGAACGTTCTGGACGTCCCGAATCCGTCGGCATCAAGGTTCGGTGGGACTCGGCGTTTTAGTGCCGAGTTTGGGCTTAGGCCCAGGAGGAGGATAGAGTATCCTCGTTGTCTAACATATCACAATCTGTTGGATTGCCCAATCGGTTGACAACCTTATGGCTGTTTTTCCTCTTGTCAGCAA